TAGGTAGTCCTGTAATTGATATTAACATTGATGGTCTAGTTACAAACCCAGATGGGACGACAAATAGTACTAATCCATATACTGGAAGTGCTGATTCTCAAATTTCAGACCGAATTGATGATGCTTTGCAATTTTATCAGGATTACCACTATGACGCAATTCAGAAGGTTTATGTCAAACATCAAATTACTTCTACTGATATTACTAATCAGTGGATTCCAATTACAGATGCATATACCGGAGTTATAAATGTCTTTCCTTTTGAAGATACGAATAGTTCCACTAATATGTTTAATCTCAGGTATCAATTACGATTAAATGAACTATATGATTTCTTGGATGTTGAAATTTCTAATTATGTTATATCACAACAACATTTACAATTACTTTCAAATGTATTTTCTGGTTCACATCAATTTGATTTTAATAGGCATGTTGACAGATTACATATCTATTTGGATTGGACTAATGACGTTAATGCCGGTGAATATTTTATAATTGAAGCATATAAGATTATTGATCCAGAAACCTACACGGATGTATATAATGATATATGGTTAAAACGTTATGCAACTGCTTTATTAAAAAGGCAATGGGGAGAAAACCTCATGAAGTATGATGGTTTAACGTTACCTGGTGGAATTACATATAATGGTTCTGCAATTTATGATTCTGCAATAACTGAGATAGATGCCTTAGAAACAGAAATGCAATCAAAATACGAAGAAATGCCCCAATTTTTGGTAGGTTAGTATGATAAGAAAATACTTTTCTCATAATGTTACTACTAATACAAATGAGCAATCCTTAATTGCCGATCTGGTGCGTGAAACAATTCAGGTTTCTGGCATGGATGTTAATTATGTAAAAAGAACTAGAGAAAATATAGATAGTCTATTTGATGATGCTGAAAGAAATAAGTTCAACACGGGTTATACTATTGAAATGTATTTACAGGACACTGAAGGTTTTGCCGGTGAGGGTGATCTAGTTACAAGATTTGGTTTAGAGGTGAGAGATGAATGCACTTTAACTGTGGCAGTTGATAGATTTGAAGCGGTTGTTGGTTCTGGTCAAGCACCTATAGTTGGTGATTTGATTTATATACCTATTAGCAATCAAATATATCAAATTACATGGGTAGAGGATCAAGTTCCATTTTTTACAGTGGGTAAAACGTATGTCTATGAATTGTCATGTCAATTGTTCCGTTATTCAGATGAGGAATTTGATACTGGCATTGCAGCTGTTGATGCATTAGAAAGGGCATCCTCTTATTCAATTGACTTATTATTGGCCGCAGGTGGAACAGGAACGTTTGCTGTTGGTGATACTGTATATCAAGGTTCTGTTGGTGCCGAGACTGCAAAGGCAGAGGTTTCATCTTGGGATAGTGCAACTAGAATTTTGCGAGTGATTAATATTTCAGGAGATTTTGCAATTGCATCACTATCACACGCAACTGCTAACTGGACAATATCCAGTTATGACGATCAAAAATTACCTACTACAGGGTTTGCTCAGAATTTAGAACTAGAAAGTGCGGAAACTGGTGTAGTAGATTTTACTGAAGGCAATCCATTTGGTACATTTTAATGCTAGGAACAACTTTTTATAACGAATCAATTAAAAAGGCCCTTGTTGGGTTTGGAACTTTATTTAATGATATTGATATTGAAAGAAAGGATAATGCTGGTAATATAGAAAAAATAAAGATCCCATTTGCATACGCACCTAGGTCGAGAATTGTTACCATATTACAGGGTTCTGGTGGTGTTGGTTCTCCTCATGAGGAAGTTAGTGTTACTTTACCTAGAATGAGTTTTGAGTGGACCTCGATTAGTTATGATTCTAGTAGAAAGTTGAATACTATGCAGAGAACTGCCGTTATAGATTCTGACAACGATGATAGATTGAAGTATAGATGGCAAAGAGTTCCTTATAATTTAGACTTAACATTATCTGTTTATGTTGATAATACAGAGGATGGTTTAAAAATTATTGAGCAAATATTACCATTTTTTACACCCGAATTTACATTAACAATTTCAGATGTTATTACACATGACATGCCCATTATTCTCACAGACGTTTCACAGGATGATAACTGGGAGGGAGATTTTACTGATACGAGAGTTATTATTTGGAATCTTACATTTCAATTAAAAACGTATTTATATGGTCCAGAGAAAACTTCTAAGGTTATTACGAAATCTATAAATCAATTTTATGCAGATATATTTGCAGAAATGGATTCTGTAACAGATTCAACACTTACTAGAGCAGGGTCTAGGATTACTATTGCACCCAATGCTGGCGCTGATGCTGATGATGCATATACAACCACTGAGACTAAGATAGATGGAAATTAATTTAGATAAGCTTTTAGATTTTAAAATAGATGAACTTGAAGTGGATGAAAGGGTAGAGGAAGTGAGCTCAAAGGAAGTTGAAGTAATTGAATCTGAAGGAAGGGATCAGGATTTAGAAGTAGATTATGAAAAGACCAGAGCAAAATATTATGAATTATTAGATAAAGGAACTGAAGCATTAGAAGGAATGCTTGAGGTTGCCAAGCAAACTGACGAGGCAAGAGCATATGAGGTTGTAGGACAGTTGCTTAAAAATACATCAGAAGTTAACCGAGAAATTGTAGAGTTGCAGAAAAGAATGGAAGAAATTAAAGTTATTGATAAAAAGATAAAACCCTCCAAAGTTACGAATGCATTATTTGTTGGTTCTACTGCTGATTTACAAAAAATGATTAAGGATAATAAATGATTGTAAAGGATGATGTTTTAACAGAAACCGAAATTGACTATTTTATAAAAAATAAGAATAAAATGTATGAAATATCCAAGTTTCAGTACCCTAAGGTTCATTATTGGGATAAAAAAAAGAAAAAAAATTTTTTTAA